ATCCAAAAAGGATGATGAGATTAAATTGAAATTAATTAATCAGAGGTGTACAGAAGAAAATTAAGTACAGTGTAAGATACACAATTATATGTTTACGAATTAAATTTTTTATCCAATAAAAAATTCATAAATGTTGAGTAATTCTTATCCATTACTTTTACATAATCGTATTTATTCTGTTTTAACATTACTTCATCTTTAAGTTGCTCTTTAACTTTATCTACTTCTGTTATTTTATGGTGTTTATTTGGATTTTCTTCCCCATCTTTAATTTCAATAAGAAGATTTAAACTAGCAATGTAAAAATCAGGAATGTAAAAATGTTTTTTACCTTCATATTCATATTCAAAATATTGTGGGGCAGGACCAAATACATCATCAGGTTCAAATCTCATTACTAAATCTAAGAATTCTAAAAATTCTTTTTCATAACTTCCAGTGTAAGGAGTTTCAGATTTTCCATCAGACCATTTATATACACCAGATATTCTTCTATTAGCTAACATCTTTTTTTGATGTTCTGGATCATTCATCTGATTTTCTTTACCTGCTTTTTTCATTCTTTCTTGAAATTGTTTTCTATATTTCTTTTTACATTCTTCAGAACAGAATCTATTATAACGTTCAGTAGATTCATTCCATTCAGTTTCTTTTTTACATATTACACAACTACCATGTGTTTTATTATACTTCATATTGAAATATACCTGTGCTGGAGATAAACCGCCTAACATTTCTTTATGTTCATCTTCCATATGTTTATAAAGTGCAAGTTTAGCTCCTGAAGGATTATCCGAAGGTCCTACATATTTCTTATCACAAAATGGACAACTAAATACCTTCTTATTTGATGTAGACATTTATTATATTTTCATCCTCCATTATATAAAATTATTAAATATTTATTGGGTTGTTTTGATATTAACATTATAATATTTTATAGAATTTATATATCAAAATAGAAAGTTGGTATATCATGTATATAGATATTAAAAAAAGAAATCGTTTTGATGAATGTACTAAAAAAGAATTCATGTTATCTATAAATGATTTTGAAACTACTACTACTGTAGAAGGTGTTATATCATTTTGTCTTGCAGTTCAAACATTGATAATAATGGAACCAGGAACATATATAAATCACCCAGAGATGGGAGTAGGTATAAGAGGTTATAGATTTGAATATTTAGATTCAATTACATTGAATACCTTAAAAACAGCAATACAAGATCAAATAAATACTTACATACCAAATGATTTAATAACTGTAATTGATGTTCAGAAATTAAAAGATGAATCTACTGGAAAAGAAAATACTATTGGAGTATATCTTAAATTGTCTAAAAAGACAAAAGAAATTCCAGATGATGTAGTATTAACTTTCCAAGCAGTTGGTAAGAGTAAAATTTTATCAGAATTATATATATAAATTTTTATTTTAAAATATTAAAATTTAACAAAATGATAAATAACTATAGGAAGGAAATGAAATTTTTATGTTCGATAATAAAGATTTAAATAATCCTAATGAAGCAGAAGTAACTTTTGAAGAAAATACTGAAAGAAATAATAATGAAATTCTTAATGAAGCTGATAGTAAAATGATCAGTGATATTATTAAGAGAAGTAATAAGATGTCATCTGTTATGACAAATTCAATTGATATTTCAGATGTAGATAATGAAGAAGAAGAATCCGATGATGATTTTGAAAATAGATTAAAATCTAAAATTAATTCTATGCCTAAGAATATTCCTTCAAATAATCAATTTGAAGTAAAACCATTATCTGAAAGAACTGATGTTGTAATGCCTAAACCAGTAGCAATTTCAGATAAAGAAATTTATGAATCATCCATTTCCATTGAAGTTAACAAAACTGATGTTGATAATGTTATGGCTGAAGAAGTTGTTACTGAAAGTAAAAGTAATGGTTTCATTAATGAAGTAGATGAAAATATGTCATTTGACTTTGATGATTCAGAAGAAAATGTAGTTAAGGAATATAAGGCAGAAAATAGTAGTGAAAAAAGAGAAACTTATTATAAATCATATGCTGATGTAAATAAGGAATCTTCAAATGATTCTTCAAACAATCAGAAGATTGCAAATAAGAATTTCTTAAATAAAATTACAGTAGACCTTAATAATATTAATATTGTAGATAAGAATGCTTTAAAACAGGTTGAAGATTTATCATTTGTATTTGAAAAATCAATTCCAACATTTAAAGTAACTTGTTGTCAGTCTGGTTATAATGCAGCACTATCAGGTCTTACTTTATCTGAAAAGAATGCAATTACAAATTCAAATCTAAATTTATTTGAATCTAAACAAAGACTTTATAAGACTATTTATAATAAAATTCAGGCATTATCATTTAGTCCTAAACCGACATTTGATGAATGGCTTACGTTAACTTCTTTTGGTGATATTAGCACATTATTATTTGGTATTTATTGCCAGACATTTATTGATAATAATGAATTTGATATTACATGCGGTAACTGTAAGAAAGTTACTGGTGTGACAATTGATAATCAGTCATTAATTGAAGTTAGAGATAAAGAAGTATTTGGCAGAATTGAAGATCAGGTAATTAATGCTACTACAAGAGAAGAACTTCAGAAAATTAGTATTCTTGGAAAGTATGAAAGAATTCTTCTTAATGATAGTAAGATTGTAGTAGACGTTGGAAGTCCTTCTCTTTGGGATCAGTTATCTCTTATTAAGAGAGCAAATCCAAAATTACTTGAAGATTACACCGATATCTTTGCAGCTATGTTATATATCAAGAATATTTTTATGCTTGATTCTAGAACTACATATGATACTGGTGTTCCACATTATTATAAGATCACTCATGATGATAGAAAATTAGATATCCTTCTTAAGCTTTCAAATAATGATGGCGAACAGTTAGAAACAGCTATCAATAAAGCTCTTAATAAATATCGTATTGATTATGAAATTCATAATGTAAAATGTTCAAATTGTGGTGAAAAGCTTCCCAATATTCCAGTTGATATTGAGACTATCCTTTTTACTCGAATGAACAGGACAACAACGGCTTAAAACTTACAAGACAGCTTAATGCTGAATTTGTAGTTATGGTTCTTGACCTGTTCAATGGACAATTATCAATAAATGATATTCTTAATTTAGATATGGCTTATATAAAAGAATTATGTAATGCTAGAAATAAATTACTTGAAGAAAGAGAAAAACAGAAGCAAGAAATGATAGAAAATTCTTCTAAGACTTAAAAACGAGAATAGTAAACTCTCATTTATTATATTCTTATTTTATATTTATATAAATGGAATAAATAAATGAAATATTCAAATTTAAAGAAATACACAGTCCTTACCACAATTGATTGTAGTAAAGATACTAAAAATATAAATTTTTTAGAAGGCACATTATATCTTAATAATGCACTAAAATTTATTAAATTATTAGAAAAATTAGATATTAATGGTATTAAATATAAAGTAACTAGTGGATTTAAATCTAAAGAAGTATTTGAAGATCAATCAAATAATTTCAATACAATCAATATTGAATTAATTGATTCTGAATATAAAGATTTAAATAAACTTATATCTAAGGATATATTTAAAATAAATATCTTAGATGACAAAATTATAAATATACAGTTAATGACTTAATTATTATAGTCATTAACTGTATCTTATAGAAAGGACAAACTCATGAGTGATACTACACAGCAGCAAAATAAACCTATAAATACTTCAAATATTGTAGATGTTACTTTTTTAAAATCAAATGTTATAGATCATAATGAAACTACTAGAGAAATAAAAGATACACTTAATGCAATTTCTTCAACTCTTGCAAATTCATTAGGTCCTTATGGTTCAACTACAATAATTGAAGACTTAAATAATGATCACTTCATGTCTAAAGATGGATACACTATTTTAAAAAATATGCAGTACTATAATAATATTCCTAGAACTGTATTAGAAATAGTAAAGAAAATATCCAAGACATTAGTTAGAACAGTTGGTGACGGAAGTACATCATCTGTAATCATTGCATCGGCATTATTTGAATGTATTAATAATATTGTAAATAATACAAAAATGGCTTTAGCACCACATGATGTAATTACAATATTATCAGTATTAAGTGATATATTAGAAGATGAAATTAGAACATCATCTAATAAAATAGATGATGAAAAATTTTCTGAAAGTATTTATAAAATAGCTACAATATCTACTAATAATGATGAAGAATGTGGTAAATTATTTGCCGATATATTTAATGAAATTGGTAGATATGGTTTTATAAATATTGAAAATAGTCCTAATGAAAAAGATTTCTATAAAAAGATTAATGGTATAGAAATTAATAGAGGTTGGGTAAATCAGAGAATGGCTAATCAAGATGATAAGATTAGTGTTAACTATGAAAAACCATTAATCTTAATGTCTAATGATACATTAGGCGATGATGAGATGGAATTTGTTGCTTCTATTTTAGAAACATCATGTATTAGAAATAATACCCCATTAGTAATTATTGCTCCAATGTATTCATCTTCTTTTTTAACTTTCTTTGATGCTAACTTACAAAAAAATAAACATTTACCAGTCCTTGCAATTGATATTGATTATACTACAGTACATGGAAAAGAAAGATTCCATGACTTAGAATTAGCATTAGGTTGTACCTGTTATGATAAATATAGTGGTGATATGACTGCTAAAGATCTTCATATATCAATGTTAGGATCATGTGACAGAATAGTTGGCAATGATATGCATACTATGTTTATTGATGGTAAAGGTTTAACTATAAATAAAGAAAAAATCGATTTATTAATTGAGAATCTTCATAATAGAATAAATGAAATTAGTAAATCTGATGATACAAATAAAGAAAAAGAAGTATTTAACCTTAAGAAAAGAATTGCCACTTTAACTAATTCAATGATAACATTGTATGTTGGTGGTAAATCTGAATTAGAAAAAACTGCAAGAAAATTTTTAATGGAAGATGCGGTGTATGCTTGTAGATCTTCTATTGAATACGGATGGATTGTTGGCGGTAACTTAATAGTTCCTAAACTAGTTGCAGATAATCTTGCTTTTAATAGAATTATAATGAGTTTAATGAATGACCCTAGACTTAAATATCTAACTCATTCTGATAGAGAAAGTAATAATTTAAAATCAATTAGTGAAGTATATCATGAAATAATATATAGTGTTTCTAAATCATTTGCATTATCTTATTGCATTGTACTTAGAAATGCCAATATACCTGAAGATATGATAAATACTATTCTTGAAAGAGTTATTTATGGAAATGAAATTTATAATGTCAAATTCCATAAATATGAAAATGATAAAGAAACCACTATAATAAATTCAGCTCAAACTGATATTGAAATTATTAAAGCAAGTTTCTCTATTATTGGTTTATTAGCTACATCCAATCAGTTCCTTACAGTTAATCCAATTTCATTAAAGAAACAGTAATAAATTATCATGGATCTTAATTTTCCAATATTAAGAGGTCGAACTATAATTAGCTTGAAACAATTTTTGCAAAATCCAACTGGACGTGGTTCCAGTATGATGGGTAAGCGAGAAGAAATTAAAAAAAATTTGCAAGCTAGATATTATGAACTTCTTAAAAAGCATAAAGGTTTTAGATATGTAATATATCAAGATGGAGATAATTATCTATTTTATTTTAAAATTCCTTCAGAAACATATGATGAATTATTATATGATGTAGTTTTAGAGTTTATTCCAGTAAATATAAATCCTAAAACTGAATCTTATATTAGAGAATATTCTATGAATTTTTATAGTAATTCTCCTCATATGACTTTTACATATAGTGCGGCTTGAAATATCAAGGAAAACCTACGTAGTTGTATGGACAACTTGATATACCTAAATTAATACTTATTAAAAAAAAATAAAAAAAAAATGAGGATTTTAAAAATCCTCATTTATGACAGAAGAAATACATGCTGTTTGCAGTAGTAAGTTCTAAGTAACCACCAGCTTCATTTGTAAACATGTTAATGTTAGTAGCAGGAGTCAGTAAAATCGTATCGCTTGAGTTGATTGTTGAGACCAGTGAATAGTTATTTCCATTTGCTTTGATGAAAAATTCATTATTTCTTCTAAAGAATTCATCTCTAGAAGAATTAATTCTTCCATTAAGGGGAATTGTATCACGTGCCAGAGTCCAAACATGTTTCATGTATAAAACACCTCCATTTATTTTCTATAATTATAATATATATTTATAAAATTTGAAATTACAATTATTATGTAACTATTTAAGTATAAAAGGAAATATAAAAAAAAAGAGACATTTATAGTGATCCCTTAACACTATTGTATTTATTAACTGAAATATTCATAAAGTTGCTGAAGGATATCTGCATAGTGTAGCCATTCATTCTTACAATCTTCTTTGGTGTAAGTAGAAATGCAATCAAAATGCTTTTCATCTCTAGGTCTT